GGGTGGCCTGGGCGTTCGCTTCTTTGGCGGGATCGACGTGCTCGACTCCATCCCAGAACCACGCGTGCTCCGGGAGCGAGCGTGCCACCGTGCGGAGCGATTGCGGGAGCAACCCCTCGACCAGGACCGCCTCGTTGAGCCACGCCTTGAGGATGCGGTCGAGCACGGCGAGCTGCAGGTGGTGCTGCTCAACGCGGGTGCTCTTGAAGTACACCTGGTGGTCCAGGCGACCGCTGGCGTAGTTGTACCCCGACGAGTTCCCCGCCGCGACGTTGAACGGCATGTTCAGGCAACGAGCGATCTCGTTGAGGACCTCGCGCTTGAACTCGCCAAACGTCGTCGTCGGCTGCTCGGCGTGGACCTGCCCCAGCTTCCATCCGCCAGGGAGCACGGTGGCGAGACGCTGTTCGAGTTCGACCTCGTCCATCGGCTCAAGCGGATCCGCCTCGCCGTTGGCGGGGCTGTCGGTGTAGATGACGGCGGCGAAGTTGGCGGCGGTCTCGGCGGCCGCGATGGTCGCGAGCGTGTACCGGCGGAGCTGCGCAAACAGCGGGAGCGCCGGTGTGATGTCGGGGATGCCGCGGAGTTGGCCGGGCCGATCGGCGCGGAAGTAGTGCACGACCGAAGCGGCGGGCAGCGTGTCGTAGGCGAATAGGTCGTCGATCGGGGCGTTCAGCGCGCGGAGGAAACTGCTGTCGCCGGGGTGACGTTTGAGCACGCGATAGGCGGAGGGGTTGCCCCACTGGTCCAGGAGGATGCCGTCGATCTCATCGGAGCGGCCACGCTGGAGCAGCGGCGTACAGACCTGGTCGGCCTCGATGAGCTTGAGATCCAGCGACACGGGTGACGCCACGCCGGGGTTGTTCACCAGCAGCGCGAATGCCTCACCGGTCTCGGCACGCGCCATCCGCATGGTGCGGAGCTTTCCGGGCAGATCGACGGCCCGCGACCACTGTTCGAACGCGTCCTCGATGCGGGCGTTTGCGTCGGCGTCGCCAGACAGCATTTGCAGCCGGGGACCGGTGCCGATGGTGTCGTTGGCGAGCGTGAGGACGATGCCCTTGGCGTAGGAGTTGTTGGCGACCTCGTAACGCGCGCGGTTGCGGAGGACGCGCCGAACCTCCGGGTTGATCGCGGCGTTGGGCGAGAGGCCATCCGCGTTCGCCCAGTGCTTGCGATTCTCCGGCGTGGTCTTGGCCGAGTCGAACTTGGCGACGACCAAACGACGGGCTCCGCTCCCCGCACGCGGCCCGCGTCCATGCGAGCCTCGCGCGGGTGCGGAGGAGGGGGAGAGATCGCTGGGAGTGCTTCCCCGCGTGGCCCGGCTCAGGATGTTGGCGATGGTCTTGAGCATGGGGGAGCGGGGTCAGGCGGAGCCGGGCGGAACGAGCTTGGCGAACTTGATCCCGATGCCGGGCTTCTTCGCGGCGTCCTTGGACGCGAAGAAGCGGACGGCATCGAGTTGGTCCTTCAGCGGCTGCTGCTCGACGGACTGGCCGTCAACCGACGCCTTAGCAGGCTGCACCGCGTTCTCGCGGACGGCCTGCTCAAGATCGGAAGTGGGCGAGGGATCGGGCATGGGCGTTGTGCCTCCATAGAGCACCTAACCCGTCGCACGCCGCAATCCCGAATCCTGTGTACAGAATGTGCCAGTTCGTTCCACCGGTAGAACCTGACCGGAGGTTCATGCCCCAACCCGCTCGGACGTGGTGATCCGACGCCCGCAGTGGCGACACTGGCGGCGGCGACGGATCGTGCCCCCAGGCGTCGCACGGGTGTAGAGCACCTCGAAATGCCTGCACCCGCACGCGGGGCAGCAGATGCCCTTGGGCGAGACCGGCGTGACGGGCTTTGGTGTGGGGCGTGGGTTCACGATGTCTTCCCCCGCAGCTCCGAGAGCTTCAGCCGGGGCCGCGCGACGACCTTGTGATCGGTGCCGAACAGCACAGCGCCGTGCATGGACGCCGCGACGGCGGTGCCGACCAGACAGTCCAGCCAGTGGTTGTCGAGACCTTCCACCCGCAGCTTCCACTCGTCGACCGTGCGTCCCCGGCCCTCCGTCTTCACGCGGTACTCGCTGCAGAGATGCTCGGCCAGCAGACGGTGCGGCTCGGGCCTGCTCCCAAAGAGCGACAAGCACCCGGGATCACCCATCGGCACCGCCAGGCGTGCGTGCACGAACGACTTCCAGTAGTTCGTATCGAAGAGAACGTGCCGAACGCTCCGCTTGCCCGTCACCACGGGCACTCGCCAGTTGAGGCCGATCCGCTCGCCCCGCTTGCGCTTGTAGTCGCTGAACGGGATGCTGCTCGCGCCCACGTATCGGCCGTGACTCGGAATGAGCACGCCCGCGTGCGGGCTCTGGCGGCAGAACTGGTACACCACGTCTGTCGAAGAGCCCCAGTTCGCGTCGATGACGCAGCGATCGATCCTGACCATCGCCCCGTCGTCCCGCCGCCACTCACGAGCCAGGTGCGTTTCGGCCAGACGCTCGAGGCCCGCGTAGATCGCCCCCTCAACGCCGGCGCGGGGCGACTCGGCCCCGAGCGTGCGGCGCATGTCGCGGAGCGTGAAGTACCCCTGCTTCTGGTCGGGCTCGGTGCCGTAGTCGATGACATAGCCCGTGAAGTCGTCCTCCCACGCGGCCACGAGGTAGAACAGCGCCTTGCCCTGGATGTCGATGAACATCGTCAGCCGCGAGCACCCCAGCGGGATCTCCGCCCGAGCATGGCCGTTGAGCTTCGCCGCGATCTGGTCGGGAGTGAGCAGGTCGTCAACAGACTGGATCTCGGGCAGCGGCTCGTTCTGGTACTCCGCGAAGAACGCGGCCTCGTCCTGCAGCTTGAGGTTCATCGCGTGCTGCACCGCCGACAGTTCGTCGTGGTTGAACCGCTCCGGCCATGCGATTGCGGCCCCCTCGTCCATCGCGGTGCGGTGCTGCTTGTAGAACGCCGTGGCCTCGGCGATGCCGCGATCGTTCCTAAATCCGTCGGCGCGGAGCTCGGCGTACCGCTGCCACAGCGCATCTCGCGTCGGGAAGGCGTACACCATCTTGGTCCGCTCGCCCTGCCACTGCGGGTGCTGGTCGCGGTCCAGAATGCGGTCGGCCAGGTCGTCGGGCCGCACCACCGTCAGCGTCATGAGTCCCGCGATCTTCTTGCCGGGCCCGGCCAATCCCAGGATCGCGCCGGCGAGGATCCGCTCACGGTTGGCGCACTGCGATGGCGAGCGGGCGCTCTCGTCGGTCTGCGGATCGTCGATGAGCACCAGCGACGGACGCGCCGAGGTGCCGTCAGCCCGCTTGTGCTTCATGCCGCGGATGCGGCCGGTGATCCCCGCGACGCGGATGATGGCACCCGACCCTTCGGACCCGGCGATCGTCGGCAGCACGACCTCGCGGGCGGTCCAGCCGATGTGCGTCTGCTTGCCCTGGAAGAGCTGCCCCGAGGCCCTTTGGTGAATGCCCTCGAGTGAGCGGATCGGGTGGCAGACCTCCGGGAAGTCGCCGGCCAGGATCTCGTTGCTCTCCAGCTCGACCTTGATCGACTCGAGCATGTCGGCCGCGTGCTCTTCGTCGGACCCGATGAGCGCCACGAAGTCTCGGTGTCCGTACACCAGCGCCCAGAGGCAGGCGGTCTCGCAGAGCGAGGTCTTGCCCGAGCCGCGCGGCATCGCCATCGCAAACAGACCGCCCTCGAGCACCGCCTGCTCGATCTTGCCGATGACCTTGAGGTGGTCGTCGGACCACTTGAGGTGGAACGTCTGCGGGAAGTACGCCTCGCAGAAGTAGCGGAAGTCCCGCGCGGCTTTCTGCTTGCGACCGGCATCCGCGACCGGCGGCAGATCGCCGATGTCGCGCCCCGAGAGCGAGAGCATCGCGTTGCGGAGCCGGGCACGCTCCTTCATCGCCTCGTAGCCGGTGAGGCCTTCGGGCTCGCGAGCGGCTTCCGCAATCGCCTCGTGCCGAGTGATCACGAGCCAGGCGACGTAGCGGAAGAGATCGACCTTGCCAGCGTCCCCATC